GTGGGCTTTTTTTTACCCTCGCCATCAACTGGCATACCACCGGCAATGGCGAGCGTAACAAAATCGCTGATAGGATTCAGTGCCGCCAACATGCCAGCAGACAGCACCGCGTTCCCCACGGTTTCTTCGCTGTCGCTTGTGCCGCTGGCGTGCCGAATGATCGACACTACCTGATCAAGCGTCACGTCGCCGGAAGGAAGGGCGCGGGCAAGTGAAATCAACCCACCAGCCTCGCGCTCTATCTTCTTTATGGCCGCGTACTCAAGCGCAAGGGTATATTTCTTCTCCCCAAGCGCTAACTCAATCTCCCCGCGTGCGTTCATTAGGTGGCCGCCGTGTAGGTCAGAGCAGCAGCGGGCTGCAACTCAATGCTGTACTGAGTGGCGTCGTTGACTTCGCCGTCAATCTGGAACGATGTCACATAGAAGGGACCGGCGTATTTGTCGCCGTTGTCATTCAGTATCAATTCACAGTTCAACGTGGTGCGGGCGTGCCAGGAGGTGCGGACACGCTCCAATGTTGCGTCCCACGTTGCGTTACCGCTACAAGACACGTTGCCGGAAATCGTGGTAGCAAGGCCCGTCTGCCAACCGCTATTCGATTTGTCCGTGGTGTCCGCCACGTTGGTGGAACCGCCAAAAGTGGTCATTTTCTGACCCGCGAGGGTCGTGAACGTTTCAGAGGTCGCGCCATTGCCGACCTTCAACAGCACTTTAATGCCGCCCTCAACAGCCATTTACAGTCTCCTTTGTGATGCCCGCAGAAATCGCGGCTTTAGCCAGTTCAAGTTTCAGGGTTTGGATGCCGGGTACGAAGTTGACGTGCCGGTCTTTGTCCAATCGGACGGTTTGGGCCTTCACAATTTCGACGGTCAGAAATTCCGGCTCGAACTTGTCAGGCGGAAGGTTGTAGATTTCAGTCAGGGGGCCACCGAGCGCGTGAATACGCGGGTCTCTAGGCGTCCACTTCGAAAGCTGTTCTTTGAGTGTCTTTTTCGCCCCGCTTGCCCCCGTGGGAACGCCGGGCGCGTGGCAGTATTCGTCCTTCTGGTAGCAATCAAATCCCGCCAGAAGGATGGCGGTGTAGTTTTGCGTCAGGCAGTACCGAAGCGCACAAACGCCGCTGATCTGCCCTTGCGGGCTATCCCAATAAATGTCCGACTTGTTGCGCCAACGGCTGATCTTCTTGCCGGGGAAGTGCTTAACTAAATCCCATGTGCGCTCGTCGTTAAAGACGATGAAATCACAGTCCACCAATTGGCTGGCGTGGTGGTTGATACCGTACAAATGAGCGCATGGCGGCACCTGCCGAAGCTGTTCAACCAGACTCGGCCCGCCGCCCAATATCGCCGCTATCATGTAGCTTGGGTTATCGCCCGAAACTCGGTGACGCCGTGAATGGTCACGCCGTCCTCATCCATAAAAACGCGGCTGCTTTCATGCCGCATCAAAACCAACGTATGACCCGTCAAGGCGAGGTCTTGCTGATGCAAGGCGGTGCGGATCATGTCGATAATGTCCCAGGCTTCCTTCTTCCCAGGGGACTTTGACCAAACGTGAATCATGATCCGGTGGTCCCCGCCCACGAACGTCTTTGAGCCCCAGTCCAGAACGATGATTTCACCGATATGGACGTAAGGCAGCGCGTAATCTTGGCTTGGGCGGTCCTTAAGTCGGCTGCCAATCGCGGTCATGAGTGTGCTGTTGCCAGAAAGCGCCGTGAATATCGCTTTCTGAACCTGCCAGGCGTCGCTCACAGATTTGAAGCCCTATCTAACGCCCGATTGACAGCGCTCTTGATTGACTGAACCACACGCGGGAAGTTCCGCAATGCAGCGGGACCAAGGAACGGCTGCGACGGGTGCTGAACCGTGCCAAATTCAATGAAATGCGCCCGCCAGCCCGCCTTCTTCCACTTGCGGATGTTGCCTTTTTTCCAGTAACCCACGACGGCGCTCAATTTGTCGCCGGAAATGCGCCTGTGCAGCGCTTCCTTGAGGTTCCCGGTGGGGCCGACAGGCGCTTCGGCGTAAGCGTCGGCGTAAATCGTTTCAGCCCCGTAATAGATCGCGTCCTGGACGGGGCGTTTGATATGGTCGGGCATCCGCTTGAGCTTCCGGCGCAACGATTGAGCGCCGGCAACCCGCGAACGCCTAGCCATTGTTCACGCCCTCTTGACACTCCATGGTCCAGAACTCTTTGCGTTCGTCCCGGTTTTCCAGGCTGCGGATGTTGAGATACTTCGATCCCCACAGCAGCCGCGCCGTGGTGTCAAAGCCCGTCCGGTAGCGGATCGTCACCAGATACGTTTGTAGGCTCGCCAGCCGCCCGGTGTCCTGTGTCTCGCGGCCCTTCACGGGCTTTACATTCGCCCACACGGTGGCCAGATTGGCCCAGGCACGGGTAGACCCGCCGCCGCCGTCTGAGGTGTCCGTGAATGTCTGAATGGTCACGCGCTCGCGCAGGCTACCAAGCATGTTTGACCCGGTACTGGTCGATCAGGGAATTGATGTGCATGGGGATCATTCCCATGCTTTCACCGACCGGCTCGCGGTTCAGGTGCCAGTGCGCCACCAAGCCGCAGATGGCAAGCCGCAGCGGCTCGGGAACGTCATTCCAAGAGCTTCCATAGCCCGCCACAAACGTGATTTCGACCGGCTCTGCCCTATCCGTATCAACGTCGGTGGGCCAAGTCTGATCACCAAGCAGGTGAACGTACCCGCCAGACGTGCCGCCGGTGATAACCTCGTAAATCGAGGCTGAAACCGTGTCGAGATTGCCGCCGGTGTCGTAATACTTGACGTGCGTGACCGATTGCAGCGGTGGAAGCGGCAATTTGATGACGCTTTTGAAGTCAGGAAGCGACAATTTCCAGGTTTGTGACACCAAACAGCGCCCCAAAACGCCCGAAAACCCGTCCAAATGGTGCCTTGCAACAGCAACCAAGCCCGCTAAAAGCGCGTCATCTTCCGTCAAATCATCGTCGATTTTCAGGTAATTTTTGACTTCTGAGAGCGAAACAGGCTCTACGGAAGGCCCAGAAACCAGCGATAAGGTCATTTCTTCCTGCGCTTATTCTCTGGTGCGGGGCCAGAATTTTTGTTTTCTGCCTTGATCACGCCGAAACCGTGCGCCAGCGCGTGCTGCGCACATTGATCGCTGTCCGGCAGTTCGGTATTTTCCGCCACATCAACAGGGCGGTACCCGTCGTAATAGAATCTGAGTGACTTCTGGATAACGACGGTCATGAAAACTCCATAGAAAAGGGGCGGCCCCGAAAGACCGCCCCGATTTCATTCAGACTAGCCGTTGGTGGGCTTGCTTCCGTGACCCAGGATGCCCAGCATGGCAATGGGAATGCCGTTGGTGTGCGTGCCGGTGAAGTCAAACTTCAACCGGACGTACCGCTTCGTCCCCATGTATCCAACGCGGATTTTCCGGGTATCTTCCGCAGCCGCGTCGATAGTGGCGATGATGCCGTTCGAGTCAGGGGCCGCCGCGACGCCATCAGAGGCGTAGCGGACGGAAGACGCGGCAGTCACCGGGGCATAAGTCACGTCATCGTCACTGTCTTCGAGAACGATGTCGACTTTGACGGAACCCGACAGGGTGTCGCCGGAGTCCCCAAGCAGGGCTACCAGCTCGGCGCTGTCAAAACCACGGGTATCCAGGCCGTTCGTGGGCGTGCCCTCGGTGTCGTTGTTCCCGACAATCGGAGCAAGAAGCTGAACGACTTTGATGTTGCTGTGCAATTCACGATTAGGCATGTGAGCTCTCCTTAGCCGAATTTGATCAACTGAACGGCTTCGAAGTTCACGACCGCGCCGCCAACACGCTTGCGGGTCTTGTACTTCACGAAACCAGTCGTTGAGGTGTAGGGATCGACCAGGACGGAAATGCCCATGCGGTCCACAACCTTGTAGGCGCGGCGGAAGTCACCGAACCCAATGGAAAGGCTGTTAGAGCCGATGGCGGGCATGTCCTCAGCCAGCGTCACCGGATACCCCAGCAACACGAATGGTTGATTGGCCTGGAAGGACTTTTCCCACAAGTAAGTGCCGTCGCCGTCCTTTATCTTGCGGGTGGTCGCCAACGTGGTGCGGTTCATCATCCACCGCGCATTGGCCAAGAACGCCTGTTTCGTCTGGCCGATCACGGTGTGGAAAATGTCGCCCTTGTTGGAGGCGGCGAAGTCACCAGAAACGCCCGTGCCGGTTTGACGGATCACCTCGTAAGCCGCCACCGAAGTGCTGG